CATGCGTAAACATTGCGCTTCTGCGCAATTGCCGCACACCATGGAGAAGCCATGTCTTCTTACAATTATTTTGCCAGACGGCACCGTTACGCACCAAACTTCATTTGATGAATTATTTTTTACTTTTTTAATTCCTTGTTTTTTCTCCATATAAGTTACTACATTGAAAAACTTTTTTTCGCTAACCGTAACAGCATAAGCTTGTTTTTTACCAATATCACTAGACCTAAGTGTTGGCACACTGATGGTGTATCCTGCTAAAATAGCTATCAACTCAAAACTTTTTAATAACTCAATATTTGAAGTATAGAATATTTTTTTATTAGATGACGTAATAACTCCATCAAAAAGAATCAAGGAATCTACTAATAATTTAATTTGTCTTTGTGAAAAATAGTTAATTACCTCCATATTTATAAACTTATTACCATCGCAAATTTCTTCTATTAAGTGCATTGAGAAAGTATAAGAATTTTTGTCTTTTTTTGTTTCTATAATTCTACTGCCATGGCTAGATAATCTACCTTTATCATTTTTTATTGATAGTTTAGTATGTAAATTTAATTTTTCTAATGCAGAAATCTTGTAACCCCTAGATACAGCTATTCTGAACTGCCTGAATCCAGTATATGACCCATCCGCCAGAAAATAAGCTGCTAACATTATTTTGTCGTCAGAGATTGGGTAATCATCTTGATCAAAAGTAATAGAGGAAGGAATTTTTTCTGCATCTCTATAGCATTTAGTTGATTTGTTAAATAATTCTTCTGCATCTATTTTACCATTCAATGTGATCATTGTGTGATTCGGGGTAACTGAGAAGTTTAAATATTGACCATCATATTGAATCATTTCCCCAGAATACTGCTGGGAAAATGGTTTTGAATCAGCAGCATTCAGCCCATTATCGGTGACCTCTAAAATATTAGCAGTTACGGAATCAAATCTTTGAAATCCTTTATCTGTCAATACTTCTGTCTCGCTGTCGAAGCATTTTTTTATCATGGTGGCGGGCTTGGTTGCCCACAAGGATTTTCCTGTAGAATATTCTTTTAAATCAGTAAATACATACACTGGTTTAGAAGAGTTCTTCCTCTTTACCACGCAATATGCACCGACTAGATTGCCGCGATTCTTGAAGTCTTGCTTATGATTAACTTCACCTTTTATGACGTCATAGTTAAGATCGTCATTTGAGTAGACTGCTTCAACGTGATGATAGTCATAATCGTGATTAGCTTGCGCACTTCTGCGATATCCGTCACGCCCAATAAAGATTTGAGCAGGATTATCGCCGTATTTTACGATCCAGATCTCGCGAAGGAACGGATTAAGCGTGGTTGCCTTGCCCAATTGCACAAGTGCTTTGAATTCTGAATTTGAGGCTTTTGGCGCATAAATCTCTTTTATTTCTTGCAGGGTAACGGGACACTCCCACAATCCTAGCTCATTGGGCTTTGCTACCATCTCTTGATTCATCTATTTTTTCCTCTTAAAAGTAAAGGTTAAGTCTTCTGGGAATATCTCACTATTTAGCTGATGTGGCATAATAGTGGGAAATAACCGGCATATCTCTATCACGGCACGTAGCTTGATCGTGCTCTTGCCCGCACACCATCTTGATACATCTGAGCAATGCTCTTGTATAGTTTTAGCAAAGGCTCTCATGGAATCATATTGGGCTGTTATCTCATTGATAAGGTTCACAGATTGCAAAAACTTGTCTGTCTGTTTCATGTTGAAAATCCGTAATTAAAATTAATGAAAAACACACTATATACAAAATTGAAACCATTGATAATACATTTATAGTTAAGCGCATAAAACATTCCCTGTCTGTGTGTAAGTGTTGTAGATTATAATGAAAGATATGTTGTAAGTAAACAACTTTTGCGATAAAATTCTGTTTGCTAAGACTAAAGGGGAATATTGATGGAAATAGAAGGTAATTATCAAAAGATGATTTTGCTCATAAAAGAATTGATTGATGACATGAGTGATGATGATTTTATTTTTGATAAAGAAGTTCAGGTTACTTGGAAAGCTGATGGAAAGCCTCTTTTTAAATCTGAATTCTTATGTGTGTTTATGAAAATGAAATGTGAAACCCTTTTAAAAGAGATCGGAGAAATGAAATGAGAAAAGTATTTGCAATTATTTACATGATTATAGCTGAATGTTTTAGGAAGCCAAAGAAATGAGCAATAAATATTATGTGGCTCACTTAAAACAATTCGACAATATGGAGTCAAAGCAAAAATATTTATTAGAAAATGATGCGTTCCATATCACAAAAAGAGAGGTTAAATCTATCTTAGAAAGGTATCCAGAAGACAGAGATGTAGTATGCGAAGATTGCGGGAAGTATCACAGTAAAACTGATTCTATTAATGAAAAATTAGCGAAAGAGGCTGCGAGAAAATGAAAATAATTTATTATATATGGACGCATTAATATGAGAGAAACACTTAAAGAATGTCCTTTTTGCGGAGGATATCCTGACACCCTAGAAGAAGGCGGAAGAGAAGAATCTCATCCATATTTTACGCATTGTAGGAGTTGTTATGTAGAGACTCCGCGCTTTCAAACTCTCGATGGGGCAGAAAATTTTTGGAATCAAAGATTCATAGTGGCGCAGCAGATTAAAGAACTAGATCAACTACGCGAAGAAAAAAAGACCTGGCAGAAAGTTTGCAAATGGGAGAAAGAAAAATACATTAAATGGGGGAAAGCTTTACCTTATCATGTTTCCACTAAAGAATTAGAGCATGTTAAAAACCTTGAAAAACTAGCAGGTGATAAATGAAAATAAAAGAAATATTAAGCCAATCTCGCAGGGATTTGCGATGTATATATGTTTGTGAGCATTGCGATTTTGAATTCACGGGAAGCGGGTATGATGACACTAATTTTCATCAAAACGTTATACCTAAAATGGAATGCAAAGAATGCCAAATGATATCACCAGAAGGATATCGAGGATATGCTCCAAAATACAATGACAACCAACAAATTTAGCAGGGAATAAATGAAAAAACTATTAGTACTAATGCTGCTATCTAATGCTTGTATGGCTGACACGATCTATCTTAATGCCAAAGCTGATCCTTATACTGCTATGCGTAGCCAAGAGTGCTACTTAAGCGGCGTGCATGACATTGAAATTAACAACACCCATGCTTCGGACCACGCTTATCAGTATCTTTACCAATTATGTACGGATAACGGCATTTGCCATAGCTGGAGCGGCGATATAAGCGTCAAGGCTAATGGTAAATGGAATGGCCATCATGATAGCAGGCTTCGGGCTTATTTTGGCCCTGGGATGCATATACTAACGGCTCATACTGTAGTATCTGGTTATCAGTATCAAGACACTTCTAGTTATAATTCTATTGTTATTTATTGAGGTTAGCCATGAGCAAATCAGTAAAGATTCTTTGTGACGGTTGCGAGCGTGATATTACCTATACCGGCAATTCAATTGATTATAGGTTGACGCTTCGAGATGAAGAGAAACCTAATTACCCGGGTTGTAACATGGTTACTGATATGATGATTTATCCATCTCTAAAAGGTGGGGAGAAAAACTTTTGTGGGATTGGGTGTCTTAAAACTTGGATAGCAGGGTATTAAATAATGAATAAGAAAGAAGCTTTACAGATTCTGAATCAAAGATCAGGTGATAATTTTTTGGCGTGTCCTTTTTGCGGGGATGTGCAAGAAAAGCCTTATCTAACATTTAACAAAGGGTTTAATGAAGATGTGCATTTTGTAGTGCAATGCACAAACTGTGGGTGCAGCCTAGCATGTGCGCTTACACGCCAGAAGAAGCGATTAATGGATGGAACTGTAGAGCAATAATGCCAAAAACTGAAGATGCGCTCATAGGCTTTGAATTAGCTAGAAAAGCATTAGTTAAATTAGTTAATGATATGGAATTACCATGGGAAAAATAACCGACAGATACGAACCAACAGAAAGAATTCATGTTGATCCAGTTATGGAGTTACTCCTTCATTGTGAAACATTGAGACTAACCTGTATTATGCTGATTGATTTTATAAGAGAAGTTTCTACCTACGCAAATTATGATGAGACTCCTGAAATTATATCGATAAAAGCTAGAGATTTATTAAGAGCAATGGGTGAAATAGAATGAGCGAAGAAACTATATCCCAAAAAATAGTTTCTCATTGGCACGTATGGAATGAATCGGGTATAAAAGTGCCTCCCTATAGAATTACATGCAAAGAACATAAAGAATTATTAAATATTATGGGATACTCGGATAAAAAGTTAATCGCCAGTTATTATGGAATCGATTTAGAGTTAGTAACACTAGTAGAGGAATATTGTTAATGAGCGAAGAAATTAAAGAATGGATAGTCACTGGAACAATAAACATGCGTATTCCCGTAAATATAATATTGAGTGCAATAGATGACTATCATGCGGCCTGTTTCGCTTCCAGTATTTATTATCAGCTGTTAAAAGGTGAGATTATTGACGAGGAATTATATGCGGAGGAAAGAATAAAATGAGCGAAAAAACCTGCAAAACACCAGAAGAAATTAATGTATTAAATGTAACGAAAATAAAGATGGCAATCGATTTAATTACTGAATATGGAATGACAGACGGTTCACACCATAAACAATGGGTTTTAGATCAAGTTGCTAGAACTCTGTTGGGAGCGAGAGATTATTCTTTATGGTCTATGCACGGGTGGGACGCGGGGTGCGCACCATGAGCGAACAATTTACCCAAGAAGAAATAGATTGTACTGAAAGCTGGTTAAGGCTTAAAGGGTGGAAGAAAGCGGATGATAATTTATGGGAGCATAAAGATTGCAGATATCTTTGCGCCTTTAATAAAGCAATATTACTTCAAGAATATAGGGATACACGATGAGCGAAGAAACCTTTCAACTTCCTGGAAATGGTTTAATGTCTGGTGACTGGGATTTACTATTGAAAACTATTAAATCAGAAGCTAGCCAAACTTTTGGTGAAGATCAATTATTAAGAATTGCACTTATAAAAGATACCTCATGGGAAGAAATATTAAAATTAATTCCTAAAGGCAGCTTGATAAAACAATTTAGAAGGGTTAGATAATGACTGATGAAACCTGCAAAACATGCAAAGGTAATGGACGAAGTGTAGTTCATATAGGAAAAAATGCCATACCTAACTTTATTGATTGTCCAGAATGCAAAGGCTTAGGCACATTTGCTAAGGCTGAATATCAATCAACAGATAGCGGATTATTAGGAAAATCATTGATGAAAGAACTAAACAAAAGAACGTCAAGACTTGAAGAATTCGCAGCGGAACATGAGGGGAGAATCGATAGGCTAGAAATTTATATAGCTGCACAGCAAAAATTGAATCATATCGTCAAAAGTCATTATGATCATCTAGAGGCACAACTTGAAATGATAATTAAAATATTAAAGGTGTGCTAATGAAGCTATTAGAGCTGCTACCACAAGTTGAAATATATGGGCGTATCAGAAAACAGGATTGGGAGAATAGATATCTTGTGCGCACACTAGATGTCGATGAGGCGCTTGTATATTGCGATTTGGAATGCATGGTTATTCAAAAATACATGTTTAGTTTTTATGATCTACTTTGCGATGACTGGGAAATGGTGCGCTAGAAAATGGGGAGCTATGTCTCCCCGTTCCCTTACTTCTTTTTCTTCTTCATGTCTTTTTTATCGTCTTTCTTGTCTTTGTCTTTAGCCATGGTAAGTGCTCCTAAATTGTTAACTTAATTGTTATAACAAATAGTAAAATCTTATACAACGTTTTTAGCCCATTTTATGGGGTTATACATGGTTGCACACAGAGTTATCCCCAGAAACTGTTAATAACCTTTTCTGCCGGTTGAGGAAATTTTTATATGATAGCTGCGCTTTTTTATATGTTACTTTCGCGTCTCGGCATACGCCCCCTCTATATTTAAGATATTCCTGTGTAAATGGAACAGGACAACCATCTCTTATAAAGTCTCTTGATAAATCTCCGAGCGGCGTATTTCTATTCTTTTGGGTTAATAACCAGTCTTCAAATGTCATATAAATCCTTGTTCTAGGTTTAGAATGCAAGTATATTCAAGAATCATTCAATATCAAGGAAATTATAATGGGAAAATGTAAATTGTTACTAAAAGAAGATCTTTATTACATGGACGATATTGTAAGGGTAACAGGTAAGCCAAAATTAACTATTCGGCGCTGGTTTAATAAGGGTATTTTCCCAAAACCGACTATGATTCCTGGAAATCGCCTTGTATGGAAAGTAAAGATAATCGAAAAATGGCTTAATGATATAATCTGAGGTGACAATGAAAAGAAAATACTTTGCATATTTACATAAAAACAATCATTGGGTAATTAAAAATTATACAACAATAAAGCGATTTAATGAAATTATCCAGGATGGTAAAGGTAAAAATAGCAATATAATAGGTGTTATTATGCCATTTGAATTAGATGTGCCCGAGAAAGATTGGGAAAAAAAGCATCGATTAAGCGGATCACTAACGATCAATATGTCTGAGGTTCCGGCAGCATTAATGGCAGAGCATCCTGCGCTACTGTATATTAAAGAAATAATAGGACGAGTTAATTGGAATAAAGGCTAGAAATTAAGAAAAATTATTGGTGTATACAAATACTTAAGGTGTTAAATTGCTTGCCTACAAGGCACCTGGTAAGTGCCTATAGATCATTTTCTTTCCAAGTTGCAAAAAAACAAGACTTATCTAAGCAATAAGCATTGTAACGTGGTTAGGGAGAAAATCAACACTTAATGCTCATGAGGTAAGGAATGTCTCAGATTCATATTGTTTTTCAGGTGTTAAACTTTATTTTCAGCGCCGATTCATCCCCGTATAGCTTGTCCGCAGATGAGGAAAAAATGCTCATTCTCTTGGCCCGTCACCGGGGACCAAAGGGAATCTACCCCTCTATCCCCACCCTAGCCAAAGAAACCAAACGTGATTCTCGAAACGTCAAGCGCACCTTGGATCGTCTTAATGATAAAAGTTTAATCACAATAGAGCACCATCCTGGCAAATCAAGTAGCTATTTTTTGCACATTCCATCCCAAAAGTTATACACAACCCCTGGCGTAGACGCCACCCCTGATGTGTACGCCACCCCTGGCGTGAACGCCCCCTCACCCCTGGCGTCTACGCCCGATACCCCTGGCGTGAACGCCCCCCTATATAATCTAAATAATCAATCTAAAAGAAATAATACAGAGAGAGCGCGCGCTCCGCTTGCGCCACCCTCCATTTTTGAGCCAGACGAAGAAAGCATTCAGTTGAGCAAAGAGTTATCAATCAGCTTAAAGGATGAGTTGGACAAATATAGAGCTACAAAGAAAAAGCCACAGCAGAACCAATACACGTTCAGAGCATGGTTAAAAGAAGGCCACCTGTACAATCAGCGAATCAGTAAGCAAATTAAGCAAGAGGTCAGGTCTACGGTTCAAGAATGGGGGCCGGGTCACCCTGGATGGGAAAGCATTCATAGAACAGCTCAATAATGAAACCGGAATCACATTTGGTTGAGATTAATCTTGGGGCTATTGTTTGCGCCAAGCTGAAAACAATTTACTTTTACGAAATCGAATGGATCGATTGCTATAAACTGGTTTCAGCTAAATTTGTGGATCTACTCCAGATAGCGAAAAAGTTTTATGCTGACAAAAGTAAGATTGATACCATCAAAGAGATTGTAAAATATTCGAACAACGATATCGTAGAGTTATTTGCTTATGGTTTATCAGCGGCCTAAATGGGTGAGAAAATATGCGCCAACAAAGCGACAGGTTCCATTGCCATATATTCCTCTTACCTGCAATTTGTGCAAGTATGTTCCACCATTTTGTTTGTGTAAGCACAAGGGCTTGAAATGAAAAAGACATGGTTTGAACAAAGCAAAGCGTACAAGATCAATTATTTTGGGGCGTTGAAAAAACTTTACACGGAGATTCAGGATGACCAAGCCAAGGTGGGAACCGTTCCAGAATGTGAAAGCGAGAAAGCCAACTGTAAAGAAATCCTTGATAGTTCGGAAATGCCCAACGGAACAAAATGAGCAGTTTGTTTTGGTGCATTGGTTACGCAAGATGGGAATTAGGCACCATCATTCACCTAATGGCGGCAAGCGTGATCTGATCGAAGCTGCCAAATTTAAGCGCTTGGGGTGCTCAAGAGGATTTCCCGATTTAATAATACCTTACAAAAACGATTCTAAGGGCTACGCGAGCCTCTACATTGAATTAAAAAGGGTTAGGGGTGGGTCAGTCAGCACAGAGCAAAAAGAATGGCTAGAATGGCTTAATGGGCATGGTCAGCTTGCAGTTGTTTGTAAAGGTGCTGAAGAAGCTAAAAAAGTGATCAAGGAGTATTTCTCTGGTAGCGACGAGATACATGTGCTCTGAAATGGCTAATTGACACCGTGGAGCTAGGGTAGCTTAGGGTGAAGGCAGTAAAGTGTTTGCGTAATTAGACAGGTAATGCTTAAATGCGATTTTAAATCATAGGGGAACGTTCAATATGAAAAAATTATCGCAACAACAAGAAATGATCGAAAACTACGAAAATCTTGATTTGGAAATATTGCCGGAAAAGTTTAAAAAAAATGGATTTATCTATGAGCTTATTACACGCGAACCAAAAAAATGTATTTACTCTCAAAGCAACGGTCGAATTGTGGCATACGAAGTTTTTTTGACAAAAATACAGAAATACAGAGAAAGAATGATCGAATTTAAAAAAAGAAATGGGCAATCAGTTGATGATAGTGTTTACAAAGAATACAAAGAAGCTTTTCCTGGCGATGAAGAATTCGGTAAAAGAGCATGGTCATGTCGCACACTGGAAAATGCTCAAGCACGCTATGAGAGGTTATAATGTCGGTAAGTAAATGCCATCGAGCAACGATTTTTGTGGAAGGTTCCAGTGAGGGAACATGTTATTATGTTTGTACAGAATGTAACCGTCCTACCGAGTTCATTATCATGGAGATAGAGACATGCCAAGATTCAGCCCAGAGTCATTAAGCAAGTTACAAACATGTCACCTTGAGCTGCAAATTCTATTTTTTGAGGTCATTAAGTCTGTGGATTGTACGGTAACCTGTGGATATAGGGACCAGGCCGCACAGGAAGCCGCCTATGCCCTTGGAAATACAAAACTACATTATCCCATGGGTAACCATAATAAACGCCCTAGCGAGGCTGTAGATGTGTATTTCTATCCGGTCGAAATGGATAATACGAAAAAGTTTTTCTGGTTTGCTGGGATTGTGCAAGGCATTGCTATGAGACTGAAAGACGATGGCAAGATGACTCGCTCGATTCGATGGGGTGGAGCGTGGGATGGATTAGGGAAAATTAATGGGCCTGGTATGCTGGCCGATAATGTTCACTTCGAGCTAACACCATGAAATGCAAAATCTGGTTAATTGTTATTGTGGCGCTGATATATGCGGCGCTGAAATTGTATGCTAATTATACAGATAATAAGTGTGATGCTACACTGCCAGAAAATTTCCTGGCAGCGATGCAAATACTAGCGGCAAAGCAAAGTCTTGTTGATTTAACGCCTCTATAATTTCTCAAGGAAGGTTCCACGGGGAACATTAATCAGCTATATAACCTTTCTAAAAATACTTCACAAAGAACATCTGTATTGTTTTCCAGCATAGCAAGAAAGTTATTAGTCGCATCTCTATAACCATTCATGTAAGCCGTTTGTAAATGCTCTCTTGTGATCCCTTCCTCTTTATCCTCTTTCATCTACTATCTCCCCTTTTGAAATTAGTTCCTTGCATTTTTCGCAGTAGATACAATCTGATTTTCTGACTAGGAACCATAGCATCTCGCTTGCTGATTTTTGCCATTGGACCTGTACCATTTCATCGGGTTCGCATTGGAATTTTGCGATAAAGGCGGTCATTATTTCTTCGCGTAGCGCTAGCACTTCTTGATATCGGCGTTTAGCTTCTGACATAACCTCTAGTTTTAGTTTTTCTAAATCAGCGCCACTACAGTTTGTTTCAGACATATTTTAACCCCTGTGTTTGTTGGCATTTGGTGCATATTTTTTTCTTGATGGGTTTAACATTGGCGTTATAGTTTATCATTGCTTGGCCGTAAAATTTAACAAAGCGTTTGCAGGATTGGCAGCGTATTTGTTTCTTTTCTTGTTCCATTGTAATCCTTAATGTTTATCCGTATTGTTTAGAAAATCTTGCTGGTAGCGACATGCGGATGCTGTCATTAGATTTAGCTCGATTAACCCATTGAATTCTAGGCGCAACAATGCGCTGTATATTTCCGAAGGGTGTAGGGTGCAAAGTAATTTTACTAACTTCATAACTTTCTTGCCGTCTATCTCGTGGCAATCATGTGATGTCATGCGTGCTTACCACCTTTACTACATGCTTTCGAAAGGAATCAATCTCACGTAAAAGCTTTAATATATCTGTGTTTTCACCGTAAAAAGACAGAGTTAATACTCTGCCCAATTCGTAGTAGTGATTCTTTAGTTTTTTAAACTCGGTATCTGTGATCCAGGCCATGGTTTACTCCGCATATTCGTCGTAATAGTCGCGCCTGTCTCCGCATGATTCGCATATTTTATACGGGTCAGTTTCTTGTATCTCTCGGCAAGCTATGCAATCACTCATGGGTTGTATACCTGTAATATTTTGGGTGGTTTGCGTTTGTTTTTATCTCTTTCCATTGCTGTGATGCACATATCTTGTGCCTTAACCCAACTTTCTGTTGAGTCAAAGAATGACCAGTTATCAAACAGGCCACGCCATCCTGATATTTTGTATTCGCATATATAGGCTTGTGGGTAGCTTGCTCGCTGAACTATTCTGTATCTATACATCTGTAACCCTCTTTTGCCAGTCGTTAATTGCTTCCCATTGGGTTTGTTTTTTGCTTCTGCATGAACACTTTGTACACTGCACGCAATAATATAATGTGCTAACATCAATGGCCTTCCGTATTTTTGGCGGAGATCCGCAAAATGGACAGTCTTTAATCTTTTGCATGCTGTTTCTCCCATGCCTCCGATATTTCTTTTCTCTTAGATATTTCTATGTAAATAACCTCATGCAACTTTACGAGATCATCATACGAAAAATTCTTAATCATGCTGTGAATGCCTGCTAAAAATTCATTAAGGGCTTGCTGATGGTTTTTCATTTTATAGCGTCCTTGTGTTGGGTAAATTGTTCTAAATGCTCTGTGGTGCAAAATATGGGGAATCCTGGGCGGATCATATCGTATATGGGTGGCCCAGTGATAACGGAATTACAGTGATCGCAATAATAAATTTGTTTGCCATTGCATCGTGATTTGAATGTTAATTTCTTGCCGAATCTAGCGGCTATTTCTTGTTGGTATTTTTGCATTACATTAATCCTTGTTGGATAATATTCATTTGATAAGCTCCGTTTGTTCGTTATTAATAGTGCGAGATGAATAGTAAAACACTCAACGGTTATTGTCAACGGTGAATAGTAAAATAAATTGATTGACTGTGTTGTGATTAATATTGTAGTATTTCAATATATTAACCGGGGGTGACCTATATGATTGAATTTCTTTTGTGTATGATATTTTTTATGTTGTTTTTGATTTTAATTAACATGAAATAGTTAAAGGCTATTGCGTGCGGCTAAAACTGTGTTAGTATTTGGGTAATATTAATACAGATTATGAAGGTTTTACTCATGGCTAGACCACCTGGCACGTCTGATGATACATACAAGCCCACGGATGAGAATAGAGAACTTGTTCGTGACTGGTATGCCGCCGGGATTCCCATGGATCGTATTGCCTTACGTTTAGAGATATCAAACGCTACATTGCGCAAGCATTACAAGTCAGATTTAGATGATTGTTTTGACGGAATGGTGAGCGGCATGATTAAAAACCTCTATCAAGATGCGTTAGGTGGAGACAAGAAAGATCGTGAGTTGTGGTTGCGGACACGCGGAAGACTAGCGAATACTCAACCGCAACAAGTTATCTTGCACACCACGCAAGCTCATCTAGAAGATTTTGTTAATAGTCGTCAAGGGATTGATGAGGGTGCCGATGACGAAACTATATGAAATATACTCAGATCTAGTTAAATTCGCTCCTTCATTTTTAAGCATAGCAACAAAAGGAATAGGCAAATCAGGCGCTGGGCTTGAGCCTTTCCATCTCAACAAAGCGCAATTATACGTTCACCGCCGCTTAGAAGATCAACTACGCGTAACTGGCAAGTGCAGAGCCTTGATACTTAAAGGCAGGCAGCAGGGGATCAGCACGCTAATACAAGCTAGATTCTTTCATAAAATTATTACTACCAAGGGAAAAAAGGCGTTTATCCTTGCTCACGAAGGCGATGCAACAGACAACCTTTTTAAAATGACTAGACGTTATTATGACAATCTACCACCTGGATTGTGTCCAATTCCGAACAAATTAAATACATCTGAAATGGAATTCTCGCAGTTTAATAGTTCATATAGAGTAGGAACGGCAGGCAATAAAAAGACAGGTCGATCACAAACTATACAATTGTTTCACGGCTCGGA